CATTGCTGAATTTATAGTTCGATGCCATTATTCATCACCCAGATACAGTATAGCATATCTGGTAAGACGGTTAAAGTGTTTTACTAGATTTTAGTCTCAAAATGCCTTGGGTAAAGGTACAGGTCCATCGAATTTGCCTGACACGGCAGTTGGCATCTTTTTGTCACGCCTCTAAAAATGGGCGCAAAAAAGCCCGGAAGTCGTTGAAACTTCTAGGCTTTTCGCAGCGGCATCTTTTTTGGTGCAACTTGATGGCAAAGAACCGTAATTTTGATAGAAATCCGTCAAGGGGGTGCAACTATGGTTTAGAGGGGGTGCATTTTGATTTTTGGGGGGTGCAGTATATATTGCTTGCCATCAAGATTTATTTACCACCAACACTCCAACGGTGAAATGTCTATAATGCCTTCTGGGGGAATTTGAACGCCATTTTTCATTAATAAGATGTGTTCTGACGGTGCGCCAAAAGCAGTTATGTACGCTTTAGTAAGATAGTTTAAAACTTTATTCTCAATGTCTTGTTCGTCGTACCCATCATATACAATGTCATGACCTTGTACCGTCGCAACAATTTTGTATGGTTTGTGAGATGTATGCCACTCGTTTGATAGCGTTAAATTAAGGAGATTATCTATATCTGATAAAATCTCAGGTCTCCAGTGAACATAACCGCCATACGGGTGCGCATCCCAAAGTGATAAAAACCCACAAGTCGTAAAATCATAATATAATTTTCGACCAATAGACCAACACGCATAGGCAGTCCTATCAAATCTGGGCGGGCACTCGCCAAATGATATGTCATATGTTTGCTGCTTGAAACTGAGTATACGGCTTTCAATATCAATTTTTATATTTTTATCATCTAAAAAGGTACGCAGTTCAGAATCTTTGCATTCATAAGAATGTACAAGATCTAGTATGCCGTGCTTTTTGAATGAACTACACTGATTAGCACTCGTGGTAATGTGATAATAAGTAAATACCCACTCCTCATAGTTTGATGGAAAACATCCGTATTTTTGAATCACATCACTGACCAAATCATCCTCATACCGATATTCTCTGCGTCGCAGAATGAATTTCTCCCAGATTGGCAAATCAACACCAGTAAAATTAATCAATGTATGCAGCGCGTTTGCGGATGTCCGAATATCATATACATTATTATATTCCATTCCATCAACTCCATGATTAAACACCAATTGTATTGACATTATAGCATATAATCCAACTTTTGTACAGCAAAAGCCCGCAGGCGACCAAACCTGCGGGCTTTATGCTTTTGTGGCTTATACATCAATCTCTGTTCCGCCCTGGAATTTAAAGGTCATCCGTTCATCGGCGTGGACGGTTACTGTGTCAATAATAGTCAACCAGAGTTTTTCATCAAACTCGGTGAGAGTGTCCAGTTCCTGCACCTCAAACATAAATCCTCCGATGGCTTCTGCCTGGGCTTCCCGTGCGGCTTTTGTGGTGCGGAGCTGCTCAAGCTGTGCTTTTGCTTTTTCGTACCGCTCCACAAGACCGTTGTACCGGGCGGTATATTCCTGCTGGTTCTGTGCCGACTGCGCGTTTTCGGAAATGCAGCGTTGGGTCAGTTCTGTCACCACATCGATCTCTGTGAGCAGGCGCTCGATTTCTGCATCAATGCCCGTGCAGTCCGTCAGCGTGGTTTGCATCAAGCGGCAGTCCTCAAGGATGCGGTCCTTGCTGTCGATAATGGCGTTGAGGGCAGCAACGAACCGCACTTTAATGGTTTCCTCGTCCAGATGCGGAGTTTCGCATTTGTGTTCACCCTTGAATTTGCCGTTGCACTGCCAGATGACCCTGCGATATTTCGAGGTCGAGTTCCAGACTTTCGAGCCGAAGTAGGAACCACAGTCACCGCAGATGATTCGTGAGGAGAAAATACTTTTTCCACTGTACTGGCGGCTAATCCGCTTTCGCCGTGCAAGCTCCGTCTGAACCTTGTCGAACTCTTCCGGCGTAATGATCGGCTCATGGCTGTGTTCCACATAATACTGCGGCACTTCGCCCTCGTTCAGCTTTTTCTTTTTCGTAAGGAAATCGACCGTGAAGCATTTCTGAAGGAGTGCAGCGCCCTTGTATTTCTCATTTTGAAGGATGCTTTCAACGGTGCTGGTCTGCCAGCGTTGCTTTCCCGATGGAGTCGGAATCCCATTCACCGTCAGTTCCTTTGCAATGGCTCCCGGCGTCAGCCCCTCCATGAATCGAGTATAGATCCGGTGGACAATGATCGCCTCTTCCGGTACAATTTCGGGAAAACCGTCTGCGCCTTTTCGGTAGCCAAGGAACTGCTTATATGGCAGGTTGACCTTCCCATCGGCAAACCGTTTTCGTTGGCCCCAGGTGACATTTTCGGATATGGAGCGGCTTTCTTCCTGCGCAAGGCTCGACATAATGGTCAGCAGCAGTTCGCCCTTGCCGTCAAAGGTGTAGATGTTCTCTTTTTCAAAGTAGACTTCCACGCCTTTTTCTTTCAGCTTCCGGATAGTGACCAGACTGTCGACCGTATTTCGGGCGAAGCGGCTGACCGACTTTGTGATGATGAGGTCGATTTTACCGGACATCGCATCGGCGATCATTTCATTGAAGCCGATGCGATGCTTGGTGTTCGTGCCGGAAATACCCTCGTCCGTGTATACTTTTACAAACTCCCATTCGGGATTGCGTTTGATGTATTGCGTGTAGTAATCCACCTGTGCTTCGTAGCTGGTGAACTGCTCATCACTGTCTGTGGACACTCTTGCGTATCCTGCGACCCGCCGTTTTTGTACCGCCACCCCGGAAAGGTGCGTCAGCGGATTGATGGTCGGCGGAATGACTGTGACCGACCGTGCTGCTGTTCTGTTCATTCCTTTTCCCTCCTTGCCCGCAATGCCCGCTGTCGTGCCTTTTCTTTCATTTCAGGTGTCCAGCTTTCTGTCCTGGAGCGATCTGTCCACCGTTTAACGATTTCTGAACCGTCATCCATGCAGAACACGACCACATTGTTTTTCTCTGCTCTGATTGCCGTTATTTTGCTTCTGACCATATCAGGGTCAAAGCTGACCGTTCCCAGCACCTCGCAGGTGAGGGCTTCGAGCGTTTCTTCTGGAATCCGCTTTGCGGCACATTCGGATTTGCCTTTGGTCTGGAACGTGGTGCAGTTCCAGAAGTGCTTGCTGCGGCAGGTGACGCGCTTATAGGCGCTGCCGCAAAGGCCGCAGCGTATAAGCCCGGAAAATGTTGACCGTGTAGGCTTTCTACGGTTTTCTGCCTGCCGCGCCAGCTTGTTCAGCCGAACCTGCGCCTTATCAAATGCCGCTTGGTCAATGATCGGCTCATGGGAGCCTGTGACATAATACATCGGAAGCTCGCCCCTGTTCGGCACCAGCTTTTTATCGATGTGATTCTTTCGGTACTGCTTCTGGAGCAGCGCATTGCCGGTGTACTTTTCGTTGGACAAGAGGTTCCGAATGCGGTCCGCGCACCACGTTCCGCCGAGGGGACGTTCACACCCTCTGTCGTTCAAATCGCGGCTGATGGAACTCAGGCTCTCTCCGCCGTTGAAGCGCGTGAATATCTCACGGACAACGGCGGCTTCTTTCTCATTCACCTGAATACCATCTGCGGTAATGCTGTAGCCGAACAGGAACCGCAGGTTGACAAGCTCTCCGCTCTCAAACGCTTTGCGGATGCGCCATTTCTGATTTTCGCTGGCCGACAGGCTTTCTTCCTGTGCGTAGGATGCCAGGATGGTCAGCATCAGTTCTCCGTCCACACTCATGGTATGGATGTTCTGTTCTTCAAAGAAAACATCAACACCCAGGCTTTTCAGTTCCCGGACGGTTTCCAGCAGCGTGACCGTATTTCTGGCAAAGCGGGAGATACTTTTTGTAATGATGAGGTCGATTTCCCCGGCGCGGCAGCTTGCCAGCATTCGCTGAAAGCCATCCCTCTGGCTCTTGGTACCGGTGATGGCTTCATCACTGTACACGCCGCAGTAAAGCCAACCGGCGTGGGACTGGATCAGGTTGTTGTAATAGCTCACCTGCGCAGAAAGCGAGTGGAGCATTGCGTCCTTTCCAGAAGAAACGCGGGCATAGGCGCAGACACGCAGCGCCTTCGGCTGCATGGGAATCTGGAAATCGACCCGTTCTATGACTCTCTCTATGTCGTTCACCTCCCTTTGGTGTGTGACATATTACCTCTGAAAGCATGATTTATCCAGCCATTTCAGCGGAATATACTGCACGAAGATATGCCGTATTTCTTGGCAATGATCGTATCAATTTTAGCGTACTCTCTTGCTGAAATCAGCCCCTTGGAACGCATACTCCGGGCGAGAGCCATCACCGTCTGATAGGAAAATAGCCGCTTATCGTAATCACTCATGGCCGGCCTCCTTTCTGCGGAATTGCAAATAGCAGTCACGGGAGCAGAACACCCGATTGGCGTTACCATAGCTTTCAAACTGTTTTCCGCACTGCCGGCAAGTGAGTGTGTAGTACGCTTTCCGCTGTACTCTTTCGGGATGTGCATTCCACCACGCCATTCGGCAGGCATAGGAGCAGAACATCCT